GACCACCGATGGATCAAAGGTCCAGGTTGCCCCAGAGCCACTGACAACGATATCGCCCTTGTCTCCATCCGCGATGGCAGCAGCGTTGATCGTCACCCACTGGTTCGCACCGTTAAGGAAGGTGGTGCTGTTCGCAGTGCCGCTTCCAAGTCTAGCTGTCGACATCGTGCCGGAGACAATGTCAGCGGCATCGTGCGTGTGAGCAGCTAGTGCAAAGTAGTTGATGTTCTGGGTGCTGGAAGTTCCCAGGCCAAGGTAAGTGCGAATCGAGTTGATCGTGTTCTGCGTCAGCAGTTCCTGCGCTACGTCCGTGAACAGAATCTCTTCAACAACGCCAGATCCAGCAGAGACGCGACCCAGCAGCCGATCCGTGTTGACGTTCTGGATCTTGGGGTAACTAACGACACCGTTGTCAATCGACCAGCTGTTGATCGTGTTGACAGTGATGTCACCCTTGTCACCCGTCGTGAGGTTGCATTCTCCACCGCCACCTCCGCCTCCACCAGCGACTACGTCGAGGACGAATTCTTCGAGGCCGCAGACGCAATCCGCAGTGATCCGACAACTCATGTTATTCTCCGATCCCCATGTTTCCCCAGCTGATCTTGCGTGGAGGGAAGCCAGCGGTATTGCTATGCAGGAACACCTCGGAGTCTTCGCTCGCGAGTATCTTCTTCATCGTGTCGCCTGTCACCCAGTAGCTGCCGTTCACGCCGGAGCCGATGCTGGACAGCTTGGGACACAATGGGTGGGCGTTCTTGTTCCACTGATTGTCTATCGCGAAAAGGTCGCCATGCACGGGATGCTCCGTATAGCCAGCAATCGTTTGCTGATGCGCCCAGCGTGTATCCCAGGGCGCGATGAGATAGCCATCTCTCACCCGCATGTTCTTCGATCCGAACATGCAAGCCATCGTCCCTGCATAACCCTGGGCTAGTCCCTGCTTTAGCTCCAAGAGCGTCCGTACCCTGGAGACTGAATGAATAACGTGATTCTTTGCATCCTCGAACAGTGCCGACTCTTTCACGGGCCACTGCGGCGAGTAGCTCCAGTCGATCTCTGTCTTGGAAGACCACTTGAGCCATCCATCGGTCAGCGTAGCCTTCGGAAGGCGTGGGTCATCAAGGGCCAGCATGCCCCATTCTTTGACGGCCCTTGCCTGTGCTGCACCGAAACTGCCTTCCCCCTTGCTGCGATATCCAGCCAGCTGGCGACCCTTGCCGTAAGTGGGCAGTGGATGCACCAGTTTGATCTCTTCCCTGTCACCACGGTGGACGACATCTCCACACTGGGCCAAGCAGTAGGCTCTAGCTCCACCAAAGCCAACACAGCTTCCGCTCAGCTGGTAGTAGCGAGGCAGCAGGTTGCCAGTAGCCTTGATCTCCAGGTGATAGAGCAAGGCTTCCTTCGGTAGCTCCATGAGAAAAGGGTTGGCCTCACCGAAGGCAGGCGTTTCCCGATCAAACGCCAGGGTCATCCGGCGTTGAGTCAGGTCTCGCTCGCTTGGCGGAATCCAACCCAAGTTCTCACTCATTCCCTACCCCCAGCTGCGCCTAGCCCAATCGAAGTCTCGTGCATCATGTCGTGGGCCTCGGGAAGCTCGTCGACCTTCTGGTCGAACTGCGAACCGATCCAAGCACCAAACGGCTTCCATTCGGCACCAAGTCTCAGGCTCTTATTCTGACGGTTGATCTCCTCGTTGGCCTGCTCCAGTGTGGTTATTCCACCCGCAGCAATCTGGGCAGATACGTTCTCGTAGTTGTCCGAGAGCTTGATTGCTTCAGATGGCCGCTTCACTGGGACTGCCTGATCGTAGACCTCACCAGCAAAGCCACTGGGCCTAGGAGCAGGAACGGGCTTTACTGGGTCCACCGGCTGTGGACTGCTGCCTGGAGTCACAATCGTCTCGACACGGTCCCGCTTTCGGAGATCCCAGTCGATGACATCGCAGACGACGACGATCCTCGACAGCCCCTCAGTAAAGAAAACAATCGAACGATTGTCCTTGCTGGCAAGGAATGGATGGCCCACGGGATCGCGTATCTCCCAGGTGATGTCAGAACCTGGGGACGCAGAGGGTGCGACCTGGATATGCGTGCTGGAGTTGGTAGTCACGGCAACCTGCTGTTGTACCTGGGCTGCCCCACCCACGAACGTAACCGCCACTGCGGAGACGCATGATACCAGAACGAGAATGGCCTTACGCGGATTCATCATCCATGGCCTCCCCATTTGCCTTCTTAGAAACCTGGCTGAGCAGGTACTTGAGGAGCAGGTTCAGCAGAATGCTCCCGGCGATTCCCATCTCCATGCCATTGGTCGGCTCTCCGGTAAGCTCGCCGGTGATGTGGCGAAGTTCCTCTTCCTCGTCCTCGTCCATAGACTGACCGAACCCCATCTGCGAATCCATCACCAGATGAATCACCGCATCCAGGGCTCGTAGCCAATCGAGAAAGGTGGCAGTCCCATCCTTGGACTTCGACAGCAATTCACGAAGAACGATGATCAGTTCACGCATACCCCAACTCCTTAAATGCTTTTGACGCTGACCAGATAGCCACTGGTCTTGGATGCATGTACGCGGATGATCGCAACAGAGTCGCCTGCGGAATCGCCAGGCTGGGTTGCAACGTACTTAAGCTGCGACTGATCCCAGTAGAGATCTCGGCCTCCAGTTGGGAAGATATACCCTGCGGCCACCAGCGAAGGCGACAGCAGGAACGGCTCGTGTGGCAGGTACAGGATGTAGTGATTCGAGTCGATCCTGTCGGCCATCACGCCAATGACTCCGAATCCAGCCGTCACATCGTTGTAAACAGCGTGGCTTCCAGTGATCGGCATTCCAACATTCGACGCAGTCAAGGCATGGCCCTGCTGCTGGATAACCACGGCCTTGATGGAACCGTTGTTCCTCGGCAGGGACAGCATCTCAATCTCGGCAGTGTTCGCCAAGGACCGATCAAGCCCCAAGGACAAGCCGCCATATCCACTGCAAAGGTTGCCATCGAGGATGACCTGTGACGGCAGCAGGCTCCCAGTGTGGATTGCAAAGTCATTCGAGTACTTAGCAATCGAATTATCCTTGATGCGGATGCTTCCACCAGCCGTCAGCGAGGCAACCTCAATCGCAGCCTTCTTGTATCCGGTCACCAGCTGGTAGCCGCAGTTGTCGAACGTGTTGCCGACGATCTCGTGGTCGGTGCCAGTCGTGATATGAATTGCCGGTGACACGAAGTTTCGGAACGTGTTGTTAGCGAACCGAACCTTATCAATGTTCACAAAGCTGTTCAGGGAATTCACAGAGCAGTACAGGCCGCCGTTGAAGGTGTTGTTGGCGACGGTAGCCCTCGTTCCGTAGATCATCAACGGAGCAGCCGCTGGCCCGCAGTTGAAAGTGTTGTTGCGAATGACAGCGTCTCTGTATCTGACCGTGATCCCAATGTTCCTTACGCTTTGCTCTCCAGGCACATTGAACTGGTTATCGCTGATAACAATCCGCCTCCCCTCGCAGTGAGGGTTGACCATCGCCATGCCGGAAAGCGTGGATCCAGAGAGCCGACCATTATTACCAAAGCGGTTGCCCTGGATCAGGACGCTCTTCACGGTGCCAACGCGATCTGACGTTGATGGGCTGTGGATTGAAGCTGCCGCAGTTCCGCCTGTCGTGTAAGCGTGCCTCATTCCACCGAACGTGCAGTTCTGGATATCCATGCCATTGCAGACAGAATCCAGAATTCCGTAGACAACTCCAGTCTCCGAGTCGTACTCGAAGTTCTCAACAGACGACCAGTTACAGCCATGGCGACGAACATTGGCGCAGTACTTGAACCCCATTGTCCCTGGGTGCCACTCGCCGAAAGAGCAGTTGCTCAATTCAATGTCATGACATCGCTCAAAATACAGAGCCGACATGTAAACGGACGGAGCGGTGCTGGCACTGTAGGCAGCATCCTTCATTCGGTAGTTGAAGTTCCTGATCCGAATGCCACTCATCATGTTCGGCAGCACGGCGACTCTTGGTGCCTTGGTGACGCCACCACTGGTCACCGTCTGGTAGACCTCGTCGAGGAAGTCGTCAAAGACATAGTCGCACCGAGTCCCCGTCCCGTTGCACGCTCCCGTGGACGCTCTACGGTTGATACGCTGTAGCTCCATGGGGAAGCTCTTCGTTCCCGTAGAGTGTGGCGTGATGTCGCTGATCTGGTTGAACCCGTAGATCAAAACCCAATCGCCAGCTGCCAACTGGTATTCGTAAGGAAGGCTGATAACAGCAGCACCTGCTGCCGTGTCAGTCATCTCACCATAGGCCGCCGAAGAATAGGAGAATGTGGCAGACTGGGAAGTGTTGTATGAAACCTTGGCAGTCGAGTCGTCGCGGACCAGCCAGCTTCCCTTGGTGCATTCGAGGCCAGTCGGGCTGGTGAATATATGCTCACCAATGATGTGAACTTCACGATCAATGAGGATCGTTGCTGGCCTGCCAGTGCTGGAATAAAACGCATTAGCTGCGGACACAGCAAGCGCAAATCGCATGTTGTCGATTTCTGCGTTTCCAGTTCCGACAACCGAGATCACATTGTCCTTGGTGGTCTTGATCTTCGCTACCATGAGCTTGGCCCCAATCCGAGTACGGTGCAGTTGAACTTGCCAGACTCCAGGTAGTTCACCATCAACAATGGCCCAAGCCTAGGATCCGAGTCGACGGGTTTCTCGGCCTTATAGATCTGAACTGAATAGTCCCAAAAGACAAAACGCCCGCCTGCGTCAATGCTGTATCCAACCTCGAACAGACTGGATGCAATGTCCAGGGAAGAACCCTCGGTTGCATATCGGAACGAAGTGGCGTTGAGGTACTCGGAAAAGATGCCAGTAGGCCACTGCTCTGGGTCCGTATCCACATAGGTTGTCGCTGCAAACAGCGGATAGCCAATGCTCGCGGCTGTAAACCCATGCGGCGTGCTGGTTACCATTTTCGGGTTCGATACCGATGGCTGTGAACCCGATGGAGTAAACCACTCCAGCACGGAGCCAGTGCCTACTCCCAGCACCTGACCCAAAGTACCGACCGTATTTGGGAAGGTATAAGCCTGATTGAATCGGATAAATCCGTTGGCACCAACATTGATCCGCTCTGTGCCATCAGTCGCAATCGAGATGGAACGAGCCGCACCGCCAGAAGATCCCTTCTCGGTGGCAATGCAGCCTATGTTCCCAGACCACCCGATCAGAATTCGCTCGTGATTTGTTGGCGACTGATATGCGTTGTACACGGCCAGCTTATTGGGAGCTGCACCGCTTCGCACCTCAAGCAGGTTAGCTTGTGCGCTGTGTAGGCCAACGCCACCGCCACTGGTCGAACCAAGCAACGCAGACCTGAGCTGAATGTCGGCGTCGTCGTCTACCTTCCAGACTCCACTCGACACATGAATGTCGCCGTAGTCGTTGTCTGGTATCGTGCCGTTGACACTGATCGTTGTCCCGGTCATGGTCAGGCCAGTGCCAAGGCTGATCTCCTGCGGGTCACCAGCCCCCGTTGAGCCACGGCCAAGCAACCGGGATGCTGCGGAGACATCCTGCATCTTGGAGTAGGTGACAGTGTTCGCATCGACCGTCCAGACGCTGCCGCTCGAAGTGACGGATATGTCACCCTTGTCCCCATCGGACAGGCCGCCATCCACGCCCTTCTGGGCAAGCACAGCCCAGTAGGCACCGGCAACCGGAGTCTGGTTCGTGTGAGACTGCAATGCACGCCACGAGGTTCCCTGATAGAGAACGGCGTCATTGGCGACATAGCTGGTAGATGAGGACCAGTTGCCCTTCCAGACCACGCCCGCTGGTCCCGGTGGGCCTGCGGCACCCGTATCACCCTTCTGCGCTGTCAGGTCGCGGATGCAAACCGCAGAGCCTACAGAGTCGATGAACCATGCGAATGCTGGGTCTGTGGTGCTGCCACCACCCGCATAAGACACAATGGTCGGGCCAATCAGACCAAGAGACGCAGCATAAGCCTGTGCCTCAGCTGGCGTTGGCGACGAAGGATTGGCTGGATACCCAGCAGGCATGGTGGCGTAGACATCTGCGACGTTCGGCACAGATATCTTTTCCCACAGCGATCCGGTCGAATACCAGATCGAACTGCTGTTCAGGTCCACATACAGATCGTTCGTGCTGCTGGGCAGGCCAGTCGGAGGTCCGAAGCCACGGGTGACTTCCACCTCGCTGGTAACAACATTCTGCCACGATGCATCGCCCCGAAGGAAGCGACCTTGAAAACCCGCCGCCGGGGCCGGAACCATTCCCTTGGTCCCAGCCGCACCAGCGGTTGCACCCGTCATCACGGCTAGGCGAGAGGTAGCCGAGGCGGGGCTTACAAACTCAACGCCAGAGGCATCTGCCTTGACGGTTACCCAAAGTTCGCCAGAACCAACGTAGCTGCCAGGTGTGTCGGAGAGAGCGATGAACTCATCCACCACTCCTCCTGCACCAGTTGTCGCCTGCCACCCACCGTCTGCGTAGACGTAAAGGATGCTATTGTCCTTGTGAAAGAACTGCGCACCATCTGAAAACTTACCCGGAGGCAGAGAGTCTCCAACCGGGATTGAGTTCACATCAGGGTCGAGAGGCGAAAACTTCTTGCTAGTCGGCTTGACGTTTGCCATTACTGCTCCACGATCAACTCGAACTTCAGCGGATCGTCACCCTCATCGGGCGACCAGTAACGGCCATTGCGGCGATTATAGTCCGCTCGTGCAGACTCCGGGTCCGATGCATCAGACCAGAACTCATGCGTCACGGGATCACCAGCCGCATCTCGGTAGCGAGAGTTATGGACTCGCCACTGATTGACACCTGACTTGAGACGAGCCCCCTTGATTCGGTCAACAATCTCTCGTGCCTTATCAAAGACCTCGTCCCGGCTTTCACGCCTTCCCGAAATCGCCTGCAGCTGAAGCTCCATCGAACGAAGCCTGGACTGCAACGCCTCATTGCCCTCGCTGCGGACAACTGGCTGCGGAGCAGGCTTCTGCTCCACTACGGACGCCGTGGACTCCCCGTCAACCGCAGGCTTCGGTGCTGATTCCGAAACCTGCTTTGGCGGACGACCGGGTCCACGACGAATCTGAAACTCTTCCATCCATCACCCCACTTTCTGAAGGAATTAGTCCAGAGGATCGAAAGTCGGGAAGGCACGAACAAGCAGCGTCATCCAGGGACGAAGCCACATGTAGCTGGCCTTCCGCTCGTACCGACGCATCCAGGTGACGCCCCGGTCGAAGTACTGCCAAGTGTCCGTACCCGACAGTTCACGGGTCGTGACATCGAAGTCGACCATGAAGCCGAACGTCTCTGCCATCGACTTGGACACCAGATAGGTGTTCGTCGCGGCGTAGGCAGCCTGGGCGTCGTTGTAGGTGCGGGTCGTTCCACCCAGGTCGACGTAGGCTCCGCTCTTGTAGAACTTCACCAGCTCGTCATACACCCAGCGGCTCATCAGCGGGCTGGTCGTCCAGCCGTCACGGGCCGTGCGATCCGTCACCTGAGCGGCTTCGCAGTTCTGACCAGACAACGTGTGAGTCACCGACTTCGGTGCGATCATATCCAGGTACGGATACTTCTGGCAGTCGCGGGTCAGCATCACCTGGTAACCGTTTCCGCAGTCAAGCGGGAAACAGTTGTACGGGTCACGCATGTCCTCGTAGATCTGCTCGATGGCACACAGCGGAGCCTCCGAGCATCCACTGAGCTTCAGTCCAGCGTCCTCGATGACGTTCGCCCACGGGGCTCCAGCAGAAGCACCCTTGTAGCCAGACGAGTAGGTCGTACCGTCGTAGCTGTAGGGATACTGACACATGCCAGCACCCTTGATGTCGAACATGAGCCGAGCGGCATTCTTCTCGTCGATTACATCGAACCAGCGCACACGCTGCTCGATCTGTCGACGCACCTCGCCCGTGGGGTCCACGCACACGAGGTTGCGATGGAGGGCGAAGCTGAAGCTGACGTAGTTCGGCTTCGGCATCGTCCAGCAACGCTGGCGACCCAGCTGGTAGAACCGTGCTGGCTCCTCATCCTCCTCCGACTTTCCGCACAGATCCGGCGGGGGATCCATGGGGAACTCGCAGAGCTTGCGGTCGTTGTAGCTGGAGCAGGGGGCATCCACCCGCGTGACCAGACCACGCAGCAGCGTGGGGGCCATGTCGCAGGTGAACTGCAACAGCTGACGGGTGACGCAGCGGTCGAGGAACTGGTCGAAGTAGCTCGCCTTGATGGCGGCTTCCGCCGATTCCTTCAGGGGCTTCAGCTGCTCCTTGCTCTGGATGCGACCAGAGGAGTTGAACAGATCGAAGACCTGCTTCGGCATGATCCGCTCGAAGAGGTGCTTGTAGTCAAGCTCCTGAAAGTCCAGCTCGCGGTCCAACGCACGGTTGTCCACATCGCGGAAAACTTCCTGAAGACGCTCTTGACTGGTCACCGTGCCGTTCGGAGCAGCACTCCGGTAACCTTCGACCAAAAAGTCGTTGATGTTCGTTTTGGACATGCTGTACTCCTAGAGGCAGAATTTGCCGACCGCGTTCGTCACGTTGGCAATGGCGAGTGGGGTAGTTGGACTCTCCGAGGCAACATCGCCTGCGGTTTGGCAAGCATCCGAGTACTGCGACTGGCAGATGCACGGACCATGCTGGATGGCCGTCAAGATCGCAGTGTCACCTTCGCCAGCTGGGGCGAACTTGGTGTTGCTCACGGCAGCTCCGTCCAGATACGGAATGAATCCAGTGACGCCGCCAACGACTTCAGTAGCCGCCGAGATGTCGAACTGGAACACGCCGCAGGTCCAGACGACCAGCACGCGATCCACGCCGGGTCGAACGAAGTCCTGGACGACGCCCTTTACGGGGCTGTTCGCGATGTCCGTCACCTCATCGGTCGAGGAGAACGGGCGGATGTAGTTGGTCACCGTATCGAGGTACACCCAGCAGTTTGGAACGGGAATGCCCCATTCCGGGTCCACGGGCAGTTCGAGGTAGGCGTGGTCGTATTTACGTCGCAGTCCGACGTTCACCGAACTAGTAGCAGTGCAAGCCATTTCAAAACTCCTTAGAAGCGGTTCTGAAAACCGATCTTGTTAATGGGGGCAGAACCGCTGGCGTAGGCTGCGCCACTCGTGCTGTCGGGTGCAGAGGCCACGGCTTCCGGCTGGCTGACATTCGTCTTGCTCGCCTTAATCTCAGCCAGGACTTCTCGAATCTGTTCATCCGCCAACGGGAGCAGGCTCTCGACCAGCTTGTCGCTGATGCCGCTACCTAAGACTTCTTTCGCCGTTTCTTGGATGACACGGCCTTTCGCCGCACGTTCTTCCACGGCCCGATACTCGGAAAGCGTCGACTCTGCTTCATTGAGCTTCTCCAGTAGAGATTCCTTCTCCGCGACGGCCTTGGCGAGTTGCTTCTGCGCTTCGACCAGTTCGCTCTTTACCGTATCCTCGGCGAGGATTTCGGTACGCAACTGCTCGATCAATTCGGCATGCTGCGTCTTGAGGGTCTTGAGATCCATCGTTTCTGTCTCCGATTCAAACAGTGAGCGGTTCGTCCCGCCTCGATAGACAGCGGCGACCCCGTCGACTTCAATCAGGCGTTCAACATGAAGAACGCCTTGCTCGTCCATTTCACCCTGGTACACGCTCACCTCGTGGGAGAGCGGGACGTTCTCGGGGAAGTTCTCTGCGTCGTAGCAGATCTTCTCCGTAAGTTCGTCCGCAGGATTGAGGTGCCAGTCGTAATAACTAGCTGCCTTCTCAGTGCCAAGATTGCGGGCTTCGCCGTTGCGCAGCTGGCCGTTCTGGCTGTGGTAGTCCCTGTCATTACGGTTGTGTCCACCACGAACCGTAACTGGCAAGTTCTCGCACAGCAGCGAGGAGTCTCGGATGGCCGAGTCCTCGTAGATGCGGCCATTGCGACTCGTGCGACCAAGGACTTTTACACCCTTAATCACCCAGTTTTCGCGGTCTACTGTTGATCCGCGAAAGTCGAATTGCTCGACAAGTCGTTCTGGTTTCATGGCACTCCAGTATTTTAAAAAGGCTGTTAGCTTCCCTGCTAAATTCCATTTACAGCCTTACTGCGGATTATTTGGCTCGACAGGCTGCGGAGCCCTCGTGGGAGTTGCTTCTCGAACTTTCAACTCATAGACCATCTGCTCGTCATCAACATCCATGCGTCGATTGATCTGCTGAGCAGACACAACGCCTTCCTTGTACAGCTCCAACATGACATTCATCTCCTTGGCCCAATCGCGGATGGCTGCGGTCGGGTACTCTGCCCGAATGCGGACACTGGACTGGACCGATGCCAGCTTGGACTGTGTCCACCCCAGCTTCCTCGCCACTGCCTGCCACATCAGGTCAACGTCATGGGCGGACTGGTTCTTCTGCTCTCGCTGAACACGCAAAGCGAACGGACCTTCGGCTGCAATCAGCGATGAGCGATTCCCGGTATTTGCGTCACCAGTCGCCATAAATTCTGGGATTCCATAAACATTTCCAAGAATTCTCTGAAGCGACTGGATCAATTCAACGTATTGAGTGGCACGGACGTTCATGCCGGGAAGCTCCAACTCGGCTCCCTTCACATGCACGATCTGCCCAGGATTGGGCCTGCCGTCGTTCTCTTGGACCATCTTCTGGGTCTGCTTAGCGATGTTCCGCAGTGCATCCGCAGTGGTCGCGGCCTTGTGGGTGTACACCGCAGCGAAGCTGGACTGGGTGATCGCCAGCTCCACCATGGCGTTGATCACCTCCTCCAATTGCTTGCAATGGCAGTACACATCGTAGAAGGCAGGCACACCTCTGGGGTCGTTCATGTCCACCCCAGCCTTGCCAGACTGGATGTTTAAGGCAGGCTCAAAAAAATACTCGGAAACTTTTCCCAGTTCGCCATTTTGGCGAATGCGTCTCCTCCAGTAGCCAATGATGTTGCAGGCATCGTTGAGATCGGTCACAACCCCGAACTCGCCCAGCCAGACGGTGCTGCCAACGACCGGGACAACCTGGCCCGAGATATTGACCAGTCGCACCTGATCGACAGGGCCAGTGCTGGAAACGGAGGTCGGCAAGAAGGATGGTGGCCTGATGTCCATGGGCTCGATGAACCGGACCCAGAGCCTGCCGTCAGCGTAGAATCCGAACTTGCGGAACCACTGGCCGTCCCGGTAATGGCGGCGGACGGTCTCCTCCTGGAGCAAGTACCAACCCGTGGCGTTGCCCAGGTCCACCTCCTCCATGATGTCTTCGATGGCACCCTCGATCCGAGTCAGGGTGCTTTGGGTCACTGACTTCCCCGTCTTCCGCTGGGGGATGTACTTATGGCCCTTCGCCACGCAATAGCTGATCAGATGCTCGATCATGGCCTTGATGATCGGGAACCGCCACAGCTCGAAGCCAACACGGTACATGTGGTCCATGCTGGTCGAATCGTAGTATGGCAGCCGTTTACCGCTGTCATCCCAGTAGCCGAACGTGCCAAAGCCATTCCAGCCTGACTGGCACATGGCCTCTCTAGTCAGCCCGCCCAGGCGATTGGATAACTGCTCCATGATCTGGAGTTCACCGCTTACAGATTCGTCAATCATTCCGCGATCATCCTCATCATCTTGGCTGCCATGTGCAGGGCGTCAGGCCCATCATCATGTCGCCCGTGGGGGAATGCCTTCAGCTGGGATACAAGGATTTCCGTCCCCTTGTCACGGACGAATAGGAAATCCTGGTGCCGGACAGAACCGTCCAGCTCCATAATTCGATTCTCTTTGTTTACACGCATGTCTTCTTCAATGGGGATAATCGGCGTGACAATGCCCGCATCCTGAAGACGATCTGCTGCGATATTGACGATAAAGCTCTGGAACTGATTGGCGTCCGATCCAATGATGTCAGGCTGCACCGGCAGGTCTCGAATGAAGTCGATCAACCTATCGATGGTCTGGTCCGGTCCCGTGCGTTCTAGAGATGCCTTAACATAAAGACGCTCGGAAGTTTTGCTCACAGCCAGTGCCACGATGGCCGAGTAGTCAGAGTTCTTCAGGTCGCGACCAAGGGCATGATCGACCGCAATGGTGCAATAGAGGATGTCGGATGGCAATTCGTCGCACCACATAGGATGCTCGTCCGTGTCCACAAACAGATTGCCGTCCCACAGGTTTCCATCTGGCGTGACCGGGTTGCCCTGGTACATCGTCTCCCAGATATGCCTGGGGAACGTGTGCTTGGCCTCCAGCAGCTGCTCGATAGGGTGCAGGTCTGAACAGAGGGGATCGCCCTCCTTCCTCCAGACTTCTCCCTTGTGGTCGACCTCGTCCTCGGTGGCGATAGCCTTGAAGACCGCCTCACTCCACTGCGGGCCGTAGGTGCGCTTCTCCCTAAGTATCTGGCCGATCAGATCGTCTGGCGACCACCTGGTTCCAATCAGCAAGACCCTCGCATCCTTCGAGAGACGCTGACTGGCAACGGCCTGCCAGAACTGCATCCACTTCGCCTGGAAGGTAGAGGATAACGCCTCCTCCATCGACTTGCAGATGTCGTCAATCACCAAGAGGTCTGACGGGAAACCCGTGAGTGGAGAGCCCCAACCAACCGAACGCATGCTGCCACGGTGGCCCTGCAAGAACCAATGGACCTTTGAGCGATTGCCCTTATCCACCTCGACGTTGAACAAATGCCCATGCTCGGTAAGCAGGTCGCGGCATTGTGATCCAATGTTTTGTGCGCGGTCATCACCGTAAGAAACGATGGTCACATGCTTGTCTGGATTCTTCGCCAAGTACCTGCTGGCAAATAGATTCGCGGCAACCGTGGATTTCCCGTGCTGGCTTGGAGCAGAGATCGCCAACCTTTTTATTTGACCTAGCTCAAGCGGCAAAAGGTACTTATGTTCAAGCACACGCAGCCACGGGTAGGCATGGAAGTTCTCGCCCATGGCGACTCGCCCCCAACCAATCGTACTGGCCTGGGCAAGCATGGAGGCTAGTTGCGTAGTGTCGACAGTTGCAGTCACAGGAAGCCCCCCATCATTCGCTTCATCAAAGCGAACACTTCACAAGCACAACTTCGGTATACACGGTGTACCTGTCGCCGTCGCTTTCTATCACGCGAATGCGAAGCTCATGCTTCCCCTCGGGGATCAAAGCTGTCTGGGCTGGATCCAGCGTTAACGATACCTCTCCATTGGCTGGTGGACCAACCGTCACTGCGGCAGCAGGAAAGGTAAATGTCTGGATAGCACCTGCAGGACAATCGCCAATGGCAACTTCGATTGTCTGAGCAAACGATAGGTCATAGATCCCTGATAGATCGCGAGGGTCAGCAATCTGCAAAAGCAGGTGCCTCGTGTCATTCTGATAGATCACCCTTACGGCCATATCTTGCGACCCTCCAATACGTCGTATCTTACGCGGCCCTGGAGCGAGGGGACCGATATACCTCCCGCCAACTCTGTTAGTTCTACAGAGGCATCCAGCACAACATCAATCTCTGTGATCACTCCAGCACTAATGCAGTAGGCGGACTCAAGCGTTACTGCCACTGAACCCTGAATAGGGATGCTTCCTGTGGCCTGTGAGGTAGAGTCGCCAGTAGTCGCCAACCCTACCGCGATGACAGAGACAACACCAGATGCTGCACCTGATGCGTCAGTCGTCGAAGATCCTGTCCCAATGAGCCCGACAAATGCTGATGCTGAAGCAGTCGCATCATCCGTAGTTACCGATGAAGAGCCGACATCGGTGACTAAGCCACTAGAACTTGATTGGCAGTCAGTTGATGCAGAGCCTGACCCAACACTAGCAACAACTGCTGAGCATTGAGAAACAGCTTGCCCCAGTTGGATTGCTGCCGAACCAAAGTATCCTGATCCGCCGACAGCTGACGATGTGGCGTTGTCGGTTGCAGCTGATACTGCTCCAGACAAACTGACAATTCCAGCAGAGGAACAGCTGGAGTCGCCAGTGGAGATGGAAGCAGCTCCGATTACAGCGACCAAACCACTGGCAGCAGAAGAGGCATCGCCAAGCGTCGTCGATGCTGAGCCAACTACTTGAACTTGGCCTGAAGCCGAGCAAACAGAACTATCTGTCGAAGCCGATGCCGAACCTGTGATCGTTTGCAGGCCGGACGCGGATGATGTCGCCGCATCTGTGCTTACTGCACTACTGCCTGTGATCGTCTCTGCGCCTAGCGATATGGCGACACGAGACAGCATGCTCCTGCGACGGAAGCCTGCCCCAGGTCCAGAACCAAGCTCTCGAACTTCCTCACTGCTGAGAGAACGATTCCACAGCCTGATGTCTGCTATGTACAGATCATTCGATGCTTCAGCAGCAGCCGAACTGATTCGTCCACCAATGCCGATCCCATAGACTGATGTGGAACGAATCACATCGCCGCCGTTGGCAGCCGTGCGCACGGAGACTCCATCTCGATAGAGATTGATCGTCGCCTGTGATGCCGAGTAAGTCGCACACCAATGAGACCATCGACCATAAGTATCGGTCGTGACCGAAGCAGTTAATGGGCTTAGTGATCGCTGCGAGTACGGATCACGCATCTGGAACTGGATGTTGCCTCCATTAGTCCACAGCAGGCCAAACCTTGCACCAGTAAGTGCCGTGGCAGTGTCCTGGTAGATCGCTCCAGTCGTCGCTGGAGTGGCAACCAACCACACCCAACAGGAAATCGTTGCCTCACCCTGACCAAGGAGCGATGAAGAAGCTGGAGGAATGAATCGCCCAGCGGCGTTCGCCTCTTGGAAATAGGCCGAGCTAAACTGCTTCGTTACCCAGTCGGTTGCATTGGTTCGATTGTTTGCAGCAGCGTGGTAGCCCCGAGGCCCAACATCAAAGAGCGTTGAGCCTGTCGAACCCAGCATCGGCATCCACGCAGCCCAGAGGTTGCGATGCAGGTGTGGAGCATCGCTCTGATCTCCAGTTGCGTAATCGGACCAGCTGGGATACCGCATTGGTGGCCTATTCGTTAATGACCACTCGTCGCGGAACCAGGATCACACGAGAGCCATTGTCGGTGGCAGTAGTCTCATCCCTGACCGCTTGCCCCAGGTTGTTGTCGGCAATCGCCACCACATACCGTCCGCGAGGTCGCCAGATCACTGGCTGCTGCTCTAGCACGGTGTTGGTGTCTGCCGTTGCAATCAGCACAGACACTGGAGGTCCAGCCTGTTTGATGTTGGCGTCACTCGTGCCGAGCGTGTAGGAGCCAGCACTGCCAGTCACCTTAGCAGGCCAGTTAGTGTTGTCGTAGCTTGACACCAAGTAGAGGTCCATGGTGTTACCGGCAGTGGGGGCAGTCCCGGTTTCGATGCGAAAGAAGACCAAGTATTCGTCAGCGTAGTTCGCACCGAGGTCTGCCGATGCACTCATCTGCGCTGTAGCGTTTGCCTGCCCATCAAAACTCAGCGTGTGCGTCACGCCAGATGCACCGCTCTCCCCGAACACGATTGCCGTGCCTTGTGTGATCTCTACATAGTCGGGCAGTGCCATGCGTTACACCTCGCTCGGGATCGGTTGGATTTTGCCGTCTGGCCGCCAGGGGGACACTGCTTCACCGACCTCGGAGATGGTCACCTGACCAGGTCGCGTACCCAGCTGGTTCAGCGCGTCCAACTCACTTGCCGACAGGATCCCTGCGACATTGAGACCAGCTAGCATCTGCTTGACATCGGAGTTTTGAAAGTCTAGCCCCCCGTTCGATGGATGCAACCACCGAAGACCCCTCGCCACCACGGACGATCCACTGTTGCCAGTTGAGGCGAAGCTCTCCAGCTTGGAGAAGATGCTTTCACCCATGATGGGACCGACCGCTGCAAAAACGGCCCGCTCCGTGTACAGCTCACCAGTCGGCTCTGGGTCCGCCAGCAGGGATAGCGCATCGGCCACCAGCTGGTCGTCTCCCTGCTCGATAGCCAAGCGGAGATCCGGGTCAGCCAGGATCGCGGCCCTGATCTGTTCAGCATTCATCAGGCATTGCCTTCGGTGATAACAAAGCTGGTGATGGAGACGGCAGCACCACTGGAGATCGACGTAGTGTTCAACGTCAAGTCTCCGCCGCCGCCGGTGGCTGTCACCGTTCCTTGAACCACGGCAGTGCCGCCCGAGGTGGTCAATCGGAAAAAGGTCGCAGTACCAGTCGCATTCGCTGACGAGTCCTGCGTGATGGAGTTAAGCGTCAGCACGCCATTGGAAGCCGCCGGTGCGAAGGTGGCGTTGCAGGTCAACTCGGCCAACAGTGTCTGACCGCTGATCGCCGTCCCAACATTGGCAGGGACCGTGCCATCATAAATGCGAAGGAGCCCAGAGCCCCCAACTGCCGCCGTGATCTCGTCCGCCCTGTTGCTGCGCAGGGTAGCAGTAAACGAAAGTGCCATGTGGCCCTCCAGTGATCTGATCGTGGGATTCCCACGGATGATCGTAACTGGCAGGGCAGGGCAGCCCGCTCGTTGCTGTGAGAGAAACAACTGGAGGCGCAAAGAAAAGGGTCATGACTGTTTGCAGCAGTCATGACCCGTGATTCGTCTGGACGCCAGGAAAGCAGGTCCAAAACGAGGTTCGCTATGCGAGATACTGTATCAGAACCCTATTCCTTCCGCAACCTTGCACCGGGGACCGTGAGATCCTTCACGAGGTAGCCGTTGGTCATCTCGTTGTTCTTGAGCCGGATCGACTCGGCATCCGAGAGCTTCCGGCAGATCTCCCAGAACTTCTCCTGCTTGACGACCTCTCCACCGCCGTCGTAGGTGGTGACCTCCACCTCCTGAACCAAGAAGCCGCCATCGGTCCAGGCCACTCGCCCAAAGGTCTCCACGGTACGCATGGCTGGATCCTCCCCCACGGCAAAGGCGGTCGCTACCGCCGCCACTGCCACAATCGCGATCTCGCTGTAAATAGACATTACCACTTCACCTTGTCGGCCACGGCCTTGCACATCTCAACAAACCTGTCCTGAGAATACTTGTTCTTGCACATATTCACCATCACATGAACCCACTGGATGTTGCCTTTCTCATACCCGGTTGATGAGTCTATTCTGTCAAAACTGGCAGTGCAGTTTGCGTAGGTCATGCTTAATGACCATCCGCTAAGCGAGCAGGTTCCAGTAAAGCATTCAATAAAATCGCGGTAGTCGATATCCCACGGAATGCCCCTTGAGTTCGCTGATTTTCTAAATTTGTTATACAGCCGCCTCTCATTTCCTACGGGTAAGTTTTCAGAAAACCCTTTTGCCCTTGCTATGCATTTCTTGCATTGCCAGTCGCATAGCTCACTTTGCTTTGCGTGATCTTTTCTTGTGTATGGTTGCTCCGCTCCACAGCAAGAACAGCGAGAACACCACTTGCCATCGCTGTTTTTGTAGATTGCTACATCGCCAACCACTCTCGAATAATGCCTACTGCAATGCCTGCATCTTTCGCGATCCAGCATTTTGACTGCGCTAGATTTGGATGCAAAGAAGCTAGACCTGCCGCACCTGCAAACTGCTTTCCACTTAGATTCATGACGCTCAACCCGCGAGTCATGTATTGGCAACATAGCAGAGATACTCCATACCACTTAACAATGGTATCAGTATAGTCCATTTGGTGCGGTCAGCCCACCATGCTGCCGACATCTTTCCTTTCTTAATGTTCTTTGCATGTCGGGCCTTGAAGGCAGCACGACGCTTCCGATCCTTCTCGGACTCCCCCTGCCGTGCAGGACTTCCACTCACCCCCTGCTGGCCGAAGCGGATGATCTTCTCCTCCCCACCCTGGCATGCCTTGACCACATGGCTCTTAGTGGGATGGTTCGGGGTCCGCTTCGGTTTGTTGCAGGGCATGTCCGCCTTGCTGATCTTCTTCTTGGCTGCCTTCCGTTTTGCCACAGAATTCCTTTCCTAAAACGGGATCCATTCCTCGTCTAGCCGCTCGTTAATCGCATCACGGTACGCACAATTCACAAGCACTATTTTCGAGTCGGAGATAAACGGCAAGTTTGTTCCGCAGCACTGAAAACGCCTGTGGTAGCCGCCATTCGTGGGCGACATGGCAATCCACCGATCCAGGCAGTCATCGCCGTCGACCTGAAAATAGTCGTCGCGGTATATGCGTTGGACCTTTTTCAGCGAATCATCCAGCACCCATTGCAGCTCGTGCCGCCCATCTACGTCACTTAGCGCAAAGTCAACATTAGTGCAGAGAAACACCCTCGCGTATGGGTACATGGTCATAGCGGCACCTTCGTAATGCACTCGCGAATACCGAACTTCTCGATCCGGGCGATGATGTGCTGGTCATCGTCCGTAAGGGTGTTACAGAGGGAGAGAACCCTAGGCACCAGTAACGGAGTCTGTACACCCTCGCTGTCCTTGACTGTGCCGCATCGCGAACACACAAACACCTGACCGGCCTCGCCCCATGCGTGCATCGTGTTTTCGCAAGTGACGCATCTCATGATAGTTGCCCTCTCTAAAGGTCAATCTGCCTCGCCACCCCAGGGGATGGTGATCATCACCGAATGCTCCATCGTGGAAGCATCCAGCACCGGACGATGGCAGGCCCTCGCCGCAGCCAAGAGGGCCACGGCGTAGCTGTCC